TGGACTCTTCCGGGAAGCCTCGTCCGTTGACGAGGTTCGTTTCCGAGGCCGCCACTCTCCGCCCTCTCCATGGTTTGTTGTACGATGTTCTGTCGAGACAACCATGGCTTTTGAGAGGCGAGATCACGGCTGATAAGCTGCGAGTTGCGGGTTTTAACCGCGCGAGGGATGAACCTCTCACCAGTGGTGACTATAAGTCTGCCACCGACAATCTCTCGATCGAGGTCGCAGAGACAATCCTTGACGTTGCTTGGTCCAGTGCCAAGTACGTGCCAGCTTCCGTCTTCCGGTATGCGCTTGCGGCTCAGAGGCCGTCGCTATCCTATGAAGACGATGAAGGATTGGTCTCTACCTTTGTTCCAACACGTGGCCAAATGATGGGAAGCTATCTCTGCTTCCCACTTTTGTGCCTCCAGAACTACATTGCGTTTCGCTACGCAGAGTATGTTTCTGGTGTTGAGGGGACTCCGGTCCTGATCAATGGAGATGACATCCTCTTCCAGTCCGAACTATCGTTTAGTAAGGCTTGGATGAGGATCGTCGGGGATTTGGGTCTCGAAGTTGAGCCCACGAAAACGTCGGTAAGTACTGAGTATGGTTCCTTGAACTCTACTCTACTTCGTTGGGCCCCTCATGGGCTCGATGTTGTCAAGACGATTCGTATGGGTATGCTAAGAGAAGTCACCCACCCTGCTAACCTGGGTACCACCGCTCTGCTCTTCGCGAGGGTCGGCCCTCGTAAAACCTGGCTATTGAACTTCGAGGAGTTCCTAAGTTGGCACGCAGCCACCATCTATCGATGGCGATGCGTCGCTAGCGACATGGGTTTTACGGGTCGACTCGCTTTGAGGGCGTGGTCCCGGTTTCGGGGGGGGAGGTTGTTGTGGAGGGATGACGTCCTCCACCAGATGAAGCTCGACAGGCTCCCAGCAGCTCATTGCCCGCATAACATTGTTATGGGCTCTGAGGAGTTTGTCACTGTTCCTGATGATTCCGTCTCTACGGATCTCAAACGGGACACAGCGGTCTGGATGGCGTCGAGGAAGTGGGAGCTCGGGAGGGAATATTCCGTCCGCAAACAGGGCAAGATGGTATCTGAGCGTGCTAACGCTACTCGGATTCCTAACCTGTTGCAGAGTTGGAAAACTCCTGCTCGAGAGTTGAAGTTGGCGTCCTCGGAGGTGATGAGGAGGCGTGAGTACTACTGGGCTCACAAAGTCAGTGTCCCGATAGGATTC